CTGAAGAAGGTCATCATGATGATCTTGTTATGTGTAACGTACTGTTCTCGTGGCTAGTAAGGCAAGAGTTTTTCATAGAGCTTACTGATAATGATATTCGCAGTAGACTTTATCTGGAAAATCAAAAAATGATTGAGGATGATGTACTGCCTTTTGGTTTAATTGATGATGGTCACGATACTTTTGTTGTAGAGGACAGCGTTGGACCGCTTGGATATAAGTATAGCGTTGATGACGTTACAAACTTCTAAAATTATAAATATAAACAGTAAAAAACTTACTAAGGAGATTTAAAATGGCCTTTCAGATTTCTCCAGGAGTCAATGTAAGTGAGATAGACCTCACCGCTATTGTTCCTGCAGTACAAACAACTGCTGGCGGCTTCGCTGGTCAGTTCGTTTGGGGTCCTGTTGAGCAACGCGTATTGGTGAGCAACGAAGCACAGCTTGTCAGCCAATTCCAAAAGCCTAACAACACTTTTTTCAAAGATTTCTTTGTTGCGGCAAACTTTTTGTCCTATGCTGACACGCTTTTTACAGTCCGCATTAACAACACAGGTCTTGCTAACGCTATTACCGCTGGTAACAGCTCTATCACGTTAATTAAAAACGAAGACGATTACGATAGCAACTTCTCTTCAGGAATTACTGGAGTTGGAGACTTTGTAGCTAAGTATGCTGGTGCTCTTGGTAACTCTCTTAAGGTTTCCGTGTGTCAGAGCAACGCAGCTTTTGAGTCAACGTTGCTTGGTAACCATACGGTTGTAAATGGTAACAACGGCGTAACCTTTACGGCCAACAATGCAACTACTCTCTCAGTCGGCGACTTTGTCTTGCTTGGTCCTGATAGATCCCCACATAAAGTAGCTGCAGTAGCTGGAGACGGTCTATCTGCAACTCTGGAAACATCCTACAGTGGAAACACAGTAAACGGTGGAGGCAACGTCACGCGTCGGTGGGAATACTACAACTTCTTTGCTGCAGCTCCTGGTACGTCTGCTTGGGCAACTACTCGTGGCGGCACTAACGACGAGATGCACGTCATTGTAGTCGATCAAGATGGCCAGTGGACTAATGTAAGGAATCAGGTATTGGAAACTTTTGAAGCAGTATCTAAAGCTTCAGATGCTAAAAAGACCGATGGTTCTGCCAACTACTACAAAGATGTCATTAATCGAACCAGCTCATATATGTGGTGGACTGCTCATAACGGTTCACTGACTAATGCTGGTTCAGCTGCTCAAGGAACTGCGTTTGGTGGATCATCTCAACCACAATCAGCCTCGTTCCGATCTGGAGCAGATGGCTCTGCAGGTACTGCTGGTCAATATCAGAGAGCATATGATCTGTTTAAGTCGGCAGAAGACGTAGATGTCTCAATGATCCTTGGAGGATCTTCTACTACTGCAACTGCTGTACACCTTATTAACAACATTGCTGAATACAGGAAAGACTGTATTGTATGTCTCTCACCAGAGCAAGCTGATGTAGTTAATAACACATCTTATGTAGGAGCTCAGGTTGATGATTCGGTCGCATTCCGAAACACTCTCCCATCTAGCTCATATGCTACATTAGATAGCGGCTACAAGTATCAGTACGATAAGTACAACGATGTTTACCGCTGGGTACCACTTAACGGCGACACTGCTGGCACAATGGCACGCACTGATCAGGTTCGTGATCCTTGGTATTCACCAGCTGGATTAAGCCGAGGTAGGATTAAAAACGTTGTTAAACTAGCGTACAATCCTAACAAGACAGATCGCGATCAACTTTATAAGAACGGTATTAATCCAATTGTTACCTTCCCGGGTGAAGGAACGATACTGTTCGGCGATCGCACCTTGCTGGCCAGTCCAAGCGCTTTCGATCGAATCAATGTTCGACGACTGTTTATTGTGCTGGAAAAGGCAATTGCAATCGCTGCTCGATCTAGCCTGTTTGAGTTTAACGACGCGTTTACTAGATCACAGTTTGTAAACTTGGTTGAACCATTCCTGCGGGATGTTCAAGGCCGAAGAGGTATCACTGATTTCCGAGTAGTTTGTGACGATACAAACAACACTCCAGAAATTATTGATCGAAATGAGTTTGTTGGAGATATATACATTAAGCCGGCCCGTTCGATCAACTTTATTCAGCTCAACTTTGTGGCTGTTAGAACTGGTGTCGAGTTCGAAGAAGTCGTAGGTCAGTTCGGTTAATACAAGGTAGAGGAGAATAAAAAATGGCTTTTAACGTAAATGCATTTAAAGGTGAACTTTCGGGGGGAGGGGCACGTCCCTCCCTGTTCGAAGTTACCATCACTGGCCAGGGTGTACCTGATACCAGATTCCATGCACGTGCAACTTCAATTCCACAATCAACGCTAGGTACAATTGTTGTTCCTTACTTTGGTCGTCAGATTAAGTTGGCAGGAAACCGAACTTTCGAAGACTGGACGGTAACCATTCTTAACGATGAGGATTTTGAGATCCGCAACGCTATGGAAGCGTGGAGTCACTCAATCAACCAACACTCTGGTAACATACAAACAGCTGGCCCTGCTAAGAATGCTTATGAAGGTACTGCTGAAGTAATTCAATATGGTAAGGACGGCAGTCAGTTGCAAACATACAAGTTTGTAGGAATCTATCCAATTGCTGTTGCCCCCATCGACCTTACATGGGAAGCTGAAGCAATTGAAGAATACACTGTCACGTTTGCTTATGATTGGTGGGAGCATTCTGGCGCTGGCGTTCAGTAAAGGAATATAAAAGATGGCTAACCAGCTTTATACTAAAGCTAAGGAAGATTTCCTTGGCGGTTCTTTGAATATGTCATCGAATGTTATTACGATAGCGTTGATAGACACGGACGTCTACACGTTTTCAGCTGCTCATGAAGATAGAGCTGATGTACCTAATACAGCAGTTGTAGCTACTGCTAACCTTGCAAGTAAAACTATTACTGGTGGTGTTTTTGACGCTGCTGATGTAGTGTTTCCATTTGTTACGGGTGCAAATTGCGAAGCTCTTATCTTCTATCACAACACTGGCTCAGCGGAAACAGATGCAACTGATCAGGCTAGCTCTCGATTAATAGCATACGTTGATACTGCTACGGGTCTTCCCGTTCTTCCAAACGGTGGTAATCTAACCGTCAAGTTCTCTGACGGTGCTTCTAAAATATTTGCGCTATGACGTAACCACTGTGTTTGACGAGGTCGATAAATATATCGACCTCCTTTTTTATTTCCTGAGGATAACATAGTGCAACTTTTCGGATTCAATATAACAAGGGCAGATCAAGAAGTAAAAGAAGATCTGAAAACCTTTGTACCTCCCCAGCAAGACGATGGTGCTATTGAGATAGCTCCTGGTGGTTCCTATGGTACTTTCGTAGACCTAGATGGAACTGCTAAGTCAGAAGCTGAACTCGTATCTCGCTATCGTGAAATGTCTATGCAGCCAGAGTGTGATTCGGCTGTAGAAGATGTTGTAAACGAAGCAATCGTAAT